TTTAACAAATGGAACATACGATGCTGATTTTAAAGAATTAACCGCTCCTGTTTATGCTGACGGATACGCTTTTGATATTATGAGTGATAATGTAATTAAATTTGAAAGCGAAATATTCCCAACTAATCCAAGACACGGATTTGCAGGATGTGAACCGATTAAAGAAGTAGATTTTGAGCAAGGAACAATTTGATATAATATTAAATAAATGGATTTCTCGCAAGTTACTTGTTTTTATGGTAGCTTGTGGGGGTTTATTTAGCGGTCAATTAACCTCAAGTGATTGGGTTATAATTGCAACTGCATACATAGGAATTGAAGGAATTACAAACATAGTAGAAAGATTAAGAAAATAATGGATAATTTAGAGCAATTAAGCAAAGACATAAAAGAAATCAAACAAGCGTTATTAGGTAGTGAGTTTAATAACTTTAACGGTATGGTTTCACAAATGAAAGAAACGGATGAACGTGTAGAAAAATTAGAAATTTTCAAAAACGAAATATCTGTATATGTAAATCAGTTCAAAGTTGCTTTTGTGATTATGTTTGGTGCTTTGATTACTTTAATTTTTAAACTTTTTTCAATACGATGAAACTAAATAATGCTGGGTATTTATTAATTACAGAATTTGAAGGATATAGTTCAAAGCCTTATTTATGTCCTGCAAAGATACCGACAATAGGATATGGAAATACATATTATCCTGATGGTAAACGTGTCACTTTATTAGACAAAGAAATTAACAAACAACAAGCTTTTGATATGTTTAAATCAATTGCTGATAGATTTGCTGACAAAGTTTCTAAGTTAGTTAAAACGCCATTAAATCAAAATCAATTCAATGCTTGTGTATCTTTAGCTTATAATATTGGAATGGCTAATTTTATGAATAGTACACTTTTAAAATTAGTGAATAAAAATCACAATGATATTTTAATTGGATTAGAATTTAAGAAGTGGAATAAGGTAAATAAAAAAGTAGTTGCAGGTTTAACAAGAAGAAGAAATTATGAAAGCGATATATATTTTAGTTAGTTTAATTTTATTTAGTTGTGGTTCACGAAAAGTAGCAATACAAGAAACTAAAAAAGATTCTTTGAAACAAATAGAAACTAAAATTGTTACAAAAGAAGAAACAAATATATCTATTAAAAATGATATTTATACTGATGAATTTACTATAACACCTTTAGATACTTTAAAAGATATTGTAGTAAACGGTATAACGTACAAGAACGCTGTTTTAAGATACAAAAAAGTAAAAGATAATAGTTTACATATTGAAAAGAAAATAGTGTCTAAGAATGAACTTAAAAAGGAATTAATTAAAACTTCATTTAAAGAATTTAAAAAAGATATAGATAAAAAAGCTAATTATTTTATTTACTTATGGTTACTTTTAATTCTAGTAGTTTATTATATTTATAAAAGATTCAGATTTTACTTATAAATTATTTCTGAAATTTTAAATATTAAACAATTATTTTCATTTAATTTGATTTTATAATCTTCTAAATGTTTTAAACTTTCAAAACTTTTTATATATTCTAAAAATTTATTTTTATTGTTTTTTATTTTAAATCTATATTTCATTTTTTAAAGTATTTTATATTTTACCTATTGCAAAACTACAAATTAAAATTTACACAAAAATAAAAAGTTTTTAACACGATTGTTAATATCTTAAAATTACATTTGTATATGAAGAAACCAACAAGGAAAAGTTTAGTAATAAAATTAGATACAATCTTTTCACAATACATTAGACGAAAAGATGCTATTAATGAAATAGCTGAATGCGTTACTTGTGGTAAAAAAAGTCATTGGTCTAAACTTCAAAATGGGCATTGGGCAAGTAGAAGGCATTACAATACACGTTGGGATGAAGATAATTGTCACGTTCAATGTGCAGGGTGTAATGTATTTAGAGCAGGTGAAATATACTTATATACTAAATATCTTTGTTCAAAATATGGTGATAACTTTCCTGATAGGTTATATGAAAAATCACATAAAGTTGTTAAATTTGCTGATGTGGATTTAATAGATATGATAGAATACTATACTAATAAGGTTAATGATTTGGGTTAAAAATTTGTTTTTGTTTTTCTTTGTTTTAAAAGGCTACTGTAAAAGGTAGCTTTTTTTATTTGTTAAAGTTGTGTTAAAATATTTTAATATAGTTTTATATTTAAAAAACAGTTATATATTTGCATAACAATAACAATTAAAAACAAAACATTATGAAACAATTATTAAAAGATTTCGGATTATCATTAGCATTTATGGTTACACTTACATTAATTTATTTAACACTAACTTTTTATTTTTTATAGTATGAAAGATTTAACAGATTTCCAAAGATTTCAAATCCAGAGTTTACAAGCAAGAGTTTGCGAACTTGAAAACATTAACAATCAATTATCAGAATATTGCTTTGAAGCATTATCAGAAGATATTACATCAGAATATAAAACTGTAATTAAAAAAGAAATTTATAACTTAAAAACAAATTAAAATGGGTAAAATTAAAAAAGAACAAGAATTTGTATGTATTAAAAATGTTAGAATGACACCATCTGGAATTTTAGCATATACAAAATGTAATATTTATAAATCAGATGAAGATTTTTGTATTACAAATAATCAATTAGAAACAAATCATAGTTGGAGTAAATACGATAAAGAAACAAAAAAATATTTTTTAAAAATTAAAAATAAATAAAAATGGAATTAACATTAAATCAAAAATTGTCTTTAATTCAAAAAGAATTTAAAGCAAACAAGTCAAAATTCAATTCATTTGGGAAATATAACTTTAGAAGTGCTGAAGATATATTAGAAGCATTAAAACCATATAATGAAAAATATCAAGTAAACTTTACAATAACAGAATCAATAGTGGAATCACAATTTTTACAATTTCCAATGTTACGCTCAGTAGCTGCAATAAGCGATGATTTAGACACATTAACTGCTTCAGCTATAGTTGGTGTAGACTTAGAACAAAAAGGTATGCAAATGCCACAAAAGTTTGGTTCAGCAAGTTCATACGCTAAAAAATATGCATTGGGTAACTTATTACTTATTGATGACACACAAGATGATGATGCAACTAATAAAGGCGAAAAAAAATATTTGAATTTAAATACACCTGAATTTAAAAAAGCAGTTGAATACATTAAAGGCGGTGGTTCTGTTTCTGCAATAGAAGCTAAATATAAAATGACTAAAGAAGTAAAAGACGAATTAAGTAAATAACGGTTCGTGGCTTTGTCGTCGTTGTGGTGGTTTAAGACCAAACTTAACAAATAAAAACTAAATTTTAAAATTATGACTGATATTTCAAAAAATGCCCAAGTGCCACAATGCGACAAAACCGCTGTTATGCAATCGGTTATGCCTTCTGAATTAAGAATAGGAAACATTATACACTTTCCTTTTACCGCTGAAAATGTAACAATATTAGGGATTAACGCTCATAATTATAATTCTGAAATAACACATACAATTTCATTTAAAAAAGAAGAAAATCTATATTGTGAAAAAATAAATGTTTTAAAGCCAATAAATTTAACCGAGCAATGGTTATTAAATTTTGGGTTTATTTTATACGGTAAAGAAGCGACTGATTCTACAAGCCCAAGTGATTGGTATTTTATTAAAAAAGACTTTAGATTTCAAATAGATAATATATCTCACATAAGTTCAGTTTTAGGAATAAAAATAAAATATGTGCATCAGCTTCAAAATTTATTTCATTCTTTAACAGGTCGTGAGTTAACTGTTGCATAAAACTATCGTATAGACGAAGTAGATTTATAAAACAAAATAAGTGCTATCTATTGCGTTTATACTAAGTTATAATTATTATATTTGTAAAAAAAACTGAATAGCTGACAACAGTAAAAAAAGGTAAGCAAATAAATAACAAATAATATGAGTGCATTAATTAATTTAAGTTTAAGAGTTGACAAATTACCTAAAGAAAAATTTGTAAGTGGAAAAGATGGAGCAGTTTATTATAACTTCACAATCGGAGTTAATGATGATTCTAACCAGTACGGACAAAATGTTTCTGCAACTGATTCACAAACAAAAGAAGAACGTGAAGCAAAGAAGCCAAAAACATATCTTGGAAATGGTAATGTTGTATGGACTGATGGAAACATTAAAGTTGCTGATAAAAAAGTTGAAGCAACTGCAAAAGAAGTAGATGATAATTTGCCTTTTTAAATTAAATTTGGGGTCGAGATATTAAATTAAGACCCCTTTTTTTGTTAATAAGTTTACCATTTTAATAAAAACAATTACCGTTTTAATGTATTATATTTGTAATGATAACTTAATAAATAAAATTATGACTAAAAAGATTTGTTTTAAATGCAATTTAGAAAAAAATTTAGAAGATTTTTACAAACACAATCAAATGCCTGATGGCAGAGTTAATAAATGTAAAGATTGTAATAAAAAAGATGTTAGAAATAATTATCAAATAAAATCACAAGATATATCTTTTATAGAAAAAG